AAGGAACAAGCAAAGAGTTATATGTTTTTGTTATACCAGTTGCAGAAGAATTAGATTTAAAAAATGCTGCTAAGATAGCTGGAGAAAAGAAGGTTGAAATGATAGCAGTTAAGGATATAATGAAATATACTGGATATATTCGTGGTGGATGTTCCCCACAGTTTATTTAGACAAAAAGATGTCACATAAAGGTAACATCTAAATCATTTGTTTCAGGGTCATAAACAATCTTTTTAAATATACTCATAGTAATTTTTCTTTTGTCATCAACACTTAAATTATTATTAAAAGCTTTTATATTATTATATATAAGAGCTTTATCTGTTTTTATCTTTGAATTTAATTCTTGTAACTCTAATTCTACAATATTACTCTTGATAGATGACTTTTCTTTTATTAAATTTTCAATTTTATCTATAAATATTAATGAAGCATCATTACTTAGTAATGCTATTTTATCAGTAAGATTAGAAATTGTTTTATCAATTTCAATTACTTTTTTATTTAAGCTAGCTATTTTAAAAGAGTTATCAACTTTATTTATAGAGTATGATGAATTAAATATTTTTTCATCTTTTAAAGAATATATTAAAGCTGAAACTTTAGCTTCTAATACATCTTGTTTAATCCTTTTAGTATTATTACAAGTTTTTAGCTTACCACGAACAGCATCTCTACAAGAGTAATAACTATAGGTTGATACATATATTTTTTCTTCACCTTTTTTATTATAGTACTTAGTTTTAGTGGTTTTGGTTTGTCCGCAATATGTTTGTCCACAGCATTTACACCTAATAGTTTTAGTAAGCCAAAACTTTTCACTAAATCTATTACCTTCTCTTGAAATATTTTTATCCATATCTTTATTTACAGAAATCCAAATAGAAGGTTCTACTAATCCAACTATATTACTAACAATAGCATATTTAGTGTCCTTATCTGTATATGTTAAATATGAATGTATATTATCTTCAGTACCTTGAACTATATATCCTTTAGACTTTAAATAAAGGGATACTGAAGAGGAGCTCTTAACATAAATAGGTTTTCTTAAAGTTGTTGCTAATGTACCTCCTAAAAATTTATGGTTGTACTTATGTTGTATAAACTGAATAAGGTCAGTATTTTTACTTTTTTCATATTTCATATTGAATACATCTAAGATCATATCTTTATTATCCCATTCAATACCACCATTTGGATTGTTTTTAAATCCTGTAGGAGGAGAGCCACCCGTCCATTTACCTTTTTTAGCTATAGATAGTAAATTATCTTTTACTCTTTGTTGAATATTACTTCTTTCCATTTCAGCAAAACTTGCTAGTAGTGTAAGCATTACTTTACCCATTTGAGTATTGGGGTCAAAACCTTCTGTTATAGATATAAGCTCAACATTATTTTCTTTAAACATTTCTAGTATATTTAGAAAGTCTAGTGTATTTCTTGCTATTCTATCTATTTTATAGCAAACAACTATATCTATTTGTTTTAATTCAGCTAATCTAAGCAACTTTTTAAATGCAGGTCTATTAGTATTACCACCGCTAAACCCTTCATCTTCAAATATTTTAAATTCACAATCTTTAAATTTTTTTAACATATATTCCTTACACATATTAATTTGAGTTTCTATTGATATAGAACCTTCTATATATACTGACTTTCTACTATAAATTGCTATTCTTTTCATATTATCACCTCATATGTTTAGATTATTTTAATATAGATAATATTATGTAAATATAGTAATATTAATAATAAGATTTTAGTAAAGGATTTTGATTTGTAATGGAAGTAAAAAAAAACAAAAGAACTATTAATATCATCTATTTTAAGTATCGTTTATTTAGCTATTTTAATGATATTTATATTAATGCCACCTAGAGATATGCTTATAGTAAATTTTTTTATTCCCCATATAATACTAGTAATTTTGGCATTAACATTTAATTTTATAGGATACTTTTCTAATAAAGGAAGTTTTGTATTAATATCTATTTTCTTTTATTTAGTCGGTGGGTTATTTCCAATGTTTATATTAATAATATTTCTTATACCAAGTATATTATTAAGTTTTATAGGATATATAAGATTGAAAAATAGAAGTGTTAGATATTAATTTATCTAGCACTTTCTTTAGAGTATAATCTTTCATTTGAAAAAGGATAAACTTCTTCACCATAAAAATTGAGTAGTTTTAATGGCTCAAAGCGTAATAAATAATCGTTTCCAACAAAATATATACCATATTTACGTTTATAAAATTCAATTGCTTCATAAAAAAAACTTTCAGTAATATTAAAATATTCAATGACTCCTTCTATAGAATTAATACCTATTGATAACGCTTCTATTAAGTTATTAATAGGTATTAAGTTTTCATAAGACCATTTTCTAGCCAATAATTCTTGTTTAACATCTTTTACATCTTGTAATTTTGTGATATTACCAACGGTTAGTTTATAATGTCCTAATTCTTCTGCTAGCAAACAATATTTTTCTTCTGTGGTAGTATTTTTATTTATATATATTATGTTTCCTTTACATTTAGCACAGGGTAAATTGTTTCTAAAATCAACCTCGACTACACAAACGCCTTCTTTTTCAGCCTTAGTCAATAATTTCTCATAGTTGTTCATTGTAAATGTTCCCCCATTTAGAAGCGTTTACTTTTTATGTTTTTTCTCATACTCAGCAATAACTTCGTCCATGATATTTTTTTGTTCTTCTGTAAGACCATCATCATGACAAGCAATAGGCATAAGATGCTCTTTGCCAGGGTCTTCCCATATATTTTTTTTATTAGGAAGGTTAGTTATATTATTTTCTTTTTGATACTTAGGCATTTCTGTTAAATCTTTAGTATAAGCAATAACTTTATCTTTACCTTCAGTATTTAATTTTCTTAAATCTTCTATATGTTGTTGTTCTTCTTCTGAATAGTTTGTAGAAGAATTAACTCTAGAAATTTCTTTATCTCCATTAAGTTCTTCAAGAGAGACATTTAACCCTTGAGAAAGTTTAAAAGCTACTTCTAATGAAATATTTTTTGTTTTTCTAGAAATGATACTTCTAAGAGTTGAATCGGATAAACCAGTAGCTCTAGCTATATCAGGTATTGATAAATTTCTATTTTTCATCAAACTTTCTAAAACCTTGTAAAATTCCAATGAATTCACATCCTTTCAATGTTATTATACTACTTTTTTCACGCATTGCAATGATTTTTATAAAAAAAGTGTTGACAATTAACGCAATGCGACGTAATATTAAAGCATAAACAACGCAATGCGTTAGAGAGGAGGATAAAAATGAGAACTTCTAATATAATGTTTTCTAATTTAAGAGCAGAAATGGCAAGAAAACAAATTACTATCAAGAAAATAGCTGAACTCTTAGAAATTAATAGAGATACAGCAGGAAGAAAATTATCAGGTAAAGCTCCTTTATATTTAAGCGAAGCTTTGATTATTAATAAAGAGCTATTTCCAAATAAAAATGTAACCTATTTATTTAAAGAAGTAGTTCCAAATAAAAAGGTTAGTTAGGAGGTAAACGCAATGAGTGATTTGGTAATAATTGAAGAGAGAAAAGTACTAGGTAAAGATTTTAAAGTATATGGAACAAAAGATAATCCATTATTTTTGGCAAAAGATGTAGCTAATTGGATAAATCATAGTGATAGAACCAAAATGCTTAAAGGTGTAGACGAAGAAGAAAAGGTTAAGAATATTGTTCTTACCCTTGGTGGAAATCAAGAAATGTGGTTTTTAACAGAAGATGGTTTATATGAAGTGCTAATGCAAAGTAGAAAACCGATAGCAAAACAATTTAAAAAAGAAGTTAAGAAAATTCTTAAACAAATAAGAACAACTGGAGGGGCTGTTAGGAATGAAGAGGAGTTTATAAAAAATTATTTTCCTTCATTTTCAGAAGAAGTTAAACAAGCTATGGTTCTTGACTTAAAACATCAAAATGAAAAGATACAAAAAGAACTTGAAGAAAAAAATAGATTCTTAAATCAAATATCAGCAAGTTCAAATTCAATTTTAGTTAGAGATGTAGCTCACTTAGCTACTAAGCAAAATATAAAAATTGGTGAGAAAAGACTTTGGAATAAACTTAGGGAGTGGGGACTTATTCAAAAAGGTTCAACTAAACCAATGCAAAGAGCTTTAGAGCAAGGTCTATTTGAAAAAGCGGAGTTTGTAATTCAAAGAAGTCATGGAGTAGAAACTAAGTTTACTACAAGAGTTACAGGAAAGGGACAGGTCTATATTATAGAAAGATTATTAAAGGAAAGTGCATAGACCATATTAGTAAGGTCAACAAAATGAAAGGAGAGATTAGGATGAAATCAGGTGATTTAGTTTTAAAGAGAATAGAGGAATCTGTAAAAGATATGTCTAAAGATGAGATTGGAAGTAGATATCTTATTTGGATTGAAGAAGTAAATAGAACTATTTGTTTTGAAGGAGAAGAAGAGGAATATTTAGCTAATTCAATTATTAATAGAATGGAAAATTATAAAATGAATTTTACAGAAGCTTGTATAGTTATTGGATATGTAAGAAAGCTTTTGAGGATAGAAGAAAATTATATAAATGGTATAGATATAGAAGGGATTTATATAAAACATTGTTTGGATGATGAACTTATAAAATTAGCTAATAGTATAACTTATTATATAGAAAATCAAGAGGAGGTATACGCTCATATACCTACAACTCTTAATTCACTATATAAAAAGTTAGAATGTAAATCTAAAAATATCAGTCTTTGGTAGACTTTATTGATACAACCTCATATTTTTTATCATAGTCTAAAGCTATAAATGGGATTTTTAAACCATTTTCTATATTAACAGCATTATAAAAAAATGGCTTAAGTTTAAAGTCAGTTAAATCAGCTTTCTTAATATGATAAATGAGTGGGTGTAGTAATAAATGTAATGAATCTTCTTTTATATATTTATAACGAGAAAATTTAAATTCAGGAATGAGTTTTATTAAGTCAGATGAGTTTAGACATTTAGTTTCAATCCAATTATCTGAATCTATGTATTTCTCTTCGATGTAAGGACCGTTTAAATTAATAAAATCTCCACTCCATAAAGATGAGTTGTAGGAAATTATTAAGTTTAAATTTAATTCTTGATCATTAGAATTATTGCGATTTATTATATTACCACTCTTTTTTAATAATAAATCTAGCATTTGAAGTTCTTTTATAGTTAGTAACATAAAAATTACCACCTTTCATAATTTATTTCGACTTGGCAGAGCCGATACTTAAATTATAAAGGTTGGAAATATATAGGACAAGTATCAGTAAATAATGAATTAATCGCACACTAAGGTGGTGAATAGGACAGGCTTTATTAAGATAATTTTATAGCTAAAGAAAAATATTTAAAGGAGGATATTAGGATGGCTCAAAGAAAAAAAGAAAATCCAAATGATTGGGATGAAAGTTTATTCCCAAAGTTAATTATAAAGGATGGTAAACCATTTGTTACAGATGGTTATATAGGATCATCTAAAGTCACTATTGTAAGACAACCATCCATGGAAACAGTAGAAAGGTTTAATAAATTTCTAGCTAAAAAAGAAATTGAAGCTAGAACTGAATTACAGAAATTAAGGAGTGTAGAATAATGTTAACTCCAAAAGGAAGAATCATCTTAGGAATAATATCAACAGTTACAGCTTTATATCTAAGTGTATATTTTATGATTAAAAGCCTAGATGAAAAAGAGCCAAGGCAAAGTTTTAAATACTTAATACTAAGTACATGCAATATGTTAGCTTTAATATTTTCAACAAATGTAATTTAAGGAGGAATTTTATAATGGAAAATAATAAATATGTATTCGTAAAGGATTTTGATACAGCTTTAGTTCAATTAGGAGAGATTCTTGATAACTTTAACGACAATAGAAATTTTGAGGTTACAGATGATGATATAAGAGCTTTAGAATTAATTATTAAAGAGCATAAAAACGGATTAAGTACTAAAGATTTAGTTAGTCTATTATCACAAAGAGAAGGGGTAGAATTAATAAATGTAAATCCACATACTGAAAAAAATATAACAATATGTGGACCCGCAATAGTTTTAAATATAATTGATTAGTGAACCTTACTGTATCTATAAGAATTCTTTATAAAAGCATGATGATATTTGCCTTTAGATGAAGCGTTTAAAAGCCCTTGAAATATATTCTGTGGAACATTGTAGTAATCATAAACTCCAGAATGAAAGCAATTCTTAAGGTAGCAGTACTTGAATCATAACCAACCGAAACTAAGTTGCTTGATGATACAGGTATCATATTCATAAAAAACACCTCCTCTCAATATAAGTGTACAACCTTTAAATTAAAAAGTTTGTAGAAATGTGTTGAATGGAGAAGAGGAAAGGAGAAAAATAATGAAACAATTAAAAAGATTAACTCAAAAACAAAAGAAATTACTTAAAGAATTATATGGAGTGAAGGAACCTTCCAAGAGATTTGGAGTTCATAGAGTTACTAAGGATGGCATTATATTTTGGGATAAGCTCGAAAATAAAGCTATGGATCCAATAAGAATTTAGTTAGGAGTAGTAGAAATGAGAAAAGTTAATACAGGTTGCTTAGTAATTTTAATTGTACTAATTGTAATTTGGAGCATTATCTATTATGTAGTTTATAAAATATTAGGTTGGTTAGTCTTATGTTAGAACTAGCTAAGAAGATTACAAAAAATGTACAAGAAAGACTAAGCAAACTAACAATAGATGAAACTATAAACGTTTTAATAGAGAAAGAAATAAAAACAGAGTACCAAGGCACCGACCAAAGTAGCCAAGGCACTCAAGAAATAAATCTCAAGGATATATTACCACTAGGAATGGATTTAGACAATGGTGAAATTTATGATATTGAAACTGGAGAAACAGTAAAGGAGCTGTAACTTATGGGTAATTTACCAGATTGTTGTTATGAGTATAGATTCAATAGAGAAGAGCCAAGAGCTGTAGAAACTTGTACTGAATGTGGTTGCAACATATATGCAGGAGAAAGTTATTACGCTATTGGAGATAACTTAATATGTTGTGAATGCATTGAAACCTTTAGAAAAGAAGCAGAGGAGGGATTCTAATGGAAGAGAGATTAGAATGGCTTAGAGAAAGACAGAAAGGAATAGGTGGCTCCGATATAGGAGCTATCCTAGGATTAAATAAATATAAAACAGCTTTTGAAGTTTATTTAGAAAAAACAGAACCTATTTTAGAAGTAGGAGAGCAATCAGAATCAGCCTATTGGGGAGATCAATTTGAAGAAGTAGTTGCTAAAGAATTTGAAAAGAGAACTGGTAAGAAAGTAAGAAGAGATAGAAGGCACTTTCAAAATAAAGATTATCCATTTATGGTTGCTAACATAGATAGAAGAATTGTAGGAGAAAATTCAATTTTAGAATGTAAAACAGCTAATCAGTATTTATCTAAGGAATGGGAAGAGGAAGAAGTACCTGCTAGTTATTTAGTACAAGTTCAACATTACTTAGCAGTTACAGGAGCAACTAAAGGATATATAGCAGTTTTGATTGGTGGACAAAAGTTTATTTGGAAAGAAGTTGAGCGTGATGATGAACTTATAAAATACATTATTGAAGCTGAAAAAGATTTTTGGAAAATGGTCAAAGATAAAACACCACCTGCATTAGATGGTTCAAGCGCTGCTGAGAAGTGGGTTAATGAAAGATATAAAAAAGTTAATAAAGGTGAAGTTATAAAACTAGATTCATCATGGAAAGAGTTACTTAATAAAAGAAAAGAACTCAAAGAATATAAAGATAATGTAGAGCAAGAAATTAAAGAGATAGAGAACCAATTAAAGCAAAATATAGGACATGCAGAGTATGCTAATGCTCCTGGATATAGTATTAGTTTAAAACAATCCGTAAGAAAAAATTTAGATAGTTTAAAAATTAAAGAATTACTTAAGGATGATTATGAAAAATATTTAAAAGAAAGTATAAGCAGAAGATTAGTAATTAAGGAGGAAAAATAATATGGCAACAGCATCAAGTTTAAAAAATCAATTAGCAAAGAAGGGAACTGGTAATAGTTTATCAGTTGGAAATACAGTTAAAGGATTAATGGATAGTCCAACTATAAAGAAAAGGTTTGAAGAGGTATTAAATGAAAAGGCACCTCAATATATGAGTTCAATAGTTAACTTAGTTAATTCAGATACTAACTTACAAAAATGTGAAGGAATGAGTGTAATAGCTAGTTGTATGGTAGCAGCTACAATGGATTTACCTGTAGACAAGAATTTAGGATATGCATGGGTAGTTCCATATGGGAATAGAGCACAATTTCAAATGGGATATAAAGGGTATATTCAATTAGCATTAAGAACAGGTCAATATAAGTCTATAAATGTAGTTGAAATAAGAGAAGGCGAATTAGTTTCATGGAATCCATTAACAGAAGAAATTGAGGTTGACTTTAGCAAACGTGAGAGCGAGGCAGTAATTGGATATGCAGGATATTTTAAATTAATAAATGGATTTGAAAAGACAGTATTCTGGACCAAAGAAGAAGTAAATAATCATGCAAATAAATTTTCAAAGACAGTTAATTCAAAAAATTCTGTTTGGAAAAGCAATTTTGATGCAATGGCTAAGAAAACAGTTCTAAGAAACCTATTATCTAAATGGGGAATTTTAAGTATAGAAATGCAAAAGGCATATACAGCAGATGAAAACTTAATTAATAAAGGTCTAATGGATGATATAGAAAATGTACAAGCTAATATTGATGATATTCAAGAAAATAATGAGAATGAGGGTGTTATTGAAGCTGATTATACAGTTGATAGTAACAATGAAGTTCTTGAAGGACAAGAAAATATGTTTGAAGGAACACCATTATAAGATAGGAGGGGTTAGTTATGGCAGAAGGATGGATAAAGCTTTATAGAAATATCCAAGAGCATTGGATATGGCAGGATCCACAAAAGTTAAAATGGTGGCTAGATATCATCCTTCTAGCTAACCATAAGGAAAATAAATTCCTATTAGGGAATGAATTAATGGAAGTAGAAAGAGGGGAACACCACACTTCCGAGTTGAAATTAGCTGAAAGATGGGGAGTATCAAAAACAACTGTGAGAAAGTTCTTAAAGTTACTTGAAAGTGAACAAATGATTGAACTAAAAAAATCCAAAAAGGGTACCACCTTGAAAGTAAGTAATTACAACGAATATCAAGATTTTTCAGAGGGTGAAAAAACCATAAAAAAACCACAAAAAAACCATAGCGTATACCATAAAAAAACCATAGAAGAACCATATGGTATACCACAAAAAAACCATGAGGTATACACAAACAATAATGAAAAGAATGATAACAATGAAAAGAATGATAAAGAAGGAAAAGAAGAGGCATCAACATCACCTTACTTCTATCCTTCTCCTATCCATGAGTTATTAGCTAGTTATTTAACAGATGTTTTTTATAAGACTTTCTTTAATAATGCAGATATTAAAGAAGAAAACGGAGTTATAAGAATTAAACCAGAGAATGAATTTTCTAAAGATGCTATTGAGAAACGTATTCCAATATTAGAAGTTCAAACTCATAGAAAAATAGAGGTGATTTAGGTGAAAGTTAATTTACTTGATATGTATACACCACATGAACTTGGAATTATGACTTATAAAGATATAGCAGCTAAGAGAGAAAAGAAAGATAAAGAAGTTTACGCTTATCTTAAGTGTAGAGATATTGGACTTAGAAAAAGATGGAGCGTAAAGGTTGGAGGATACAGATGGTAAAGATAAATTCAATAAGAGAATTAACAAAGCACTCAGATAAACTTCCAGAAGAGGTTGCTTTAGATATTCAACACAGAATAGGTGATTGGATAGTGAGTGGTGGATCATATGAAGATGATTATATAAAGCAGCAGTTTAGATATGCTGAAAGAGTAATAAATTCAAAGGATAGGTAGTTTATGAAGGTAGTAGTTACAGGAAAGATAAGAGGAAAGGCTAGACCTAGAGTGTGTAGAGGTCATGCCTTTACTCCTAAAGATACAGTTGAGTATGAGAAGTTAGTAAGAGATTGTTATAAGGAGCAAGATGGAAGATACTTAGAAGGTTCTGTAAGAGCTTTAATAATTGCTTACTATAAAATACCTAAGTCTTATAGTAAAAAGCGTGTACAGGCTATAAGGGACGGATTAGAAAAGCCAAGAAAGAAACCTGATGCGGATAACATAGGAAAGATTATATTAGATAGCCTAAATGGTATTGCTTATAAAGATGATGCTTACGTAGCGGATTTCAGAGTTATAAAAGAATATACGGAAGAACTCGAGAGAGTTGAATTTGAATTGAGTGAGGTATAGAAACATGGATGAAAGAAAAAATGAAATAGGTTTTGTACTTAGTATGATTCAAAATCTTTGTGAAGAAGCTCAAATTGCTTTAGTAGCTAAGGAACTTAAGGGAACTTTAGGAGTTGTAATTGTAGATGCCAGGGATGGAAAAGAGTATGTAATGCAAAAAGTAGGCAAAACAAATGCTTAACACAGGATATTAAGGAAGTTGAGTAATAAATCAAAAAGAGAGTTGTTTTTACAACTCTCTATCTTAAAGGTGATTAATGAAGTAATTATTTAATTTATTTTAACATTTGCTCTAATAGAATAGATACATACATATATATCTATCCTACAGCTTTAATTAAAAAAATTAAAGACATTTTAATATGCATAAAGATAGTACGAAGATTATTAGTAATATGCATATAAGTGATAAAAATATCATCCATACAAATGATAAGAATATCATCATAGATTTAAAAAGTATCTTCATAAAATCACCTCGATAATTATATTTAATTTTATATTTAATATTATATTCAAAAAATAAGATAGTTATTCATAAAAATATAGGAGTGATAAGAGTGAAAGAAGTAATAGATAAAATTAAGTCAATTAAGGATGATGTAAGAGTTCCGAGTGATCCTATTAAAAAATGGTTGGTTAATAAGTGTAGAGAGAATAATGATTTTTGCAGCTTAGTAAATAAAACAAATACTGATAATTTATTCGGTTATGTATACGAAGAGGTTAGGAAAAAGCTTAATGGTAAAAATGGTTGGATAGATGATGATGTAGTTTATAAAATAGCAGAAAGTTACTTTGGAAAGGTAAGTATTTCAAAAAAAGAGAAAAAAGAAGAGGTTAAAAAAGAAAGTAACGTTATTGACTTTAAGGCTAAGAAAGAAAATACATCTAAGGGGAAAGCAAAGAAAAATAAAGCAGATAGCATAATAGATAATCAAATATCAATATTTGACTTATAAGAGGGTGTTTAAAATGAACAAGAGGGATTTAAGAAGAATTGAGATACTTAATTTAGATGAAAATATTTATGGAGAAAATAGTAATCAGTTAAGGTTTGATATTGGCCAATTTGAATTTAACATAGTACCTCAAGTACATGATGATATATTAGTGCTTAATATATTTAAAAATGAGGATGTTAAAAAGGGGATATTGATACCTACAAAGAGAATTTTTCAAAGTAAGGATGATTATATAACTCAAGATTTAAGAGAAAATAAGTGGTTAACAGGTGCATTTTATAATATGCTAGAGCTTTATGGATATTATAGTAGGTGCTATGCAAAAAGATATGTATTCATAAATGATAAGAATAAAAATATTATTAATTCTTATATTGCAAATTCAGGAATTACAACAGAAGAAGATCCATTGATAAATATAGAAAGACTTCAGATGAAAATCCAGGCTTATAGATTAAGTCTGAAGCATAAAAAAATAATAGATAGAATTGATAAGGAAATGGAATGTGTAGAAGAATTACCAGAGGATTTTGAAGAATGGATTGATAAAGAAGCGTTTAAGTTTAGCCAGTATATTTACTATGAATACAAGCCTAAAAAGAAACTAAAAGGATATTGTACACATTGTAAGAGCGAGGTTGAGGTTGAATCACCTAAGCATAATAAAGAAGGTATATGCCCTAATTGTAAGTGCAGAATAAGGTACAAGGTTCTAGGTAAATCAAAAAATATACATGATGAAACATATTTATCATTAATGCAAAAGACAGAAGATGGGTTACTTATAAGATATTTTCGTTCAAAGAAAAGTTATTTTGAACATTTTAAGAATCCGACTTTTCAATATTGGGAGCTTTTAAGAGTTTTTATTAATAAAGACAATATAAAGAAATATGAATATGCAGATTTTAAGCAAACTGGTAAGACAAGATGGTGCGATTCTATAGGACGTTTTAGTATATATGAAAGTAGTTTATACTTTAATAATTTAGATTTTCTAAAAGACACAGAATATAAATACTCAGCGATTGAGTTGTTGGCCAAGGAAAAAGTATTTAATGTATTTGGATATTTAACAAAATATAAAACAGAGAAATTCCTAGAGTATTTAGTTAAGTTAAAACTTTATAATTTAGCTGCAGATTATAGTTCTATAGTTTATGATGTTGGAATAAACCCAGAGGGAAATAATATTAAAGAGATACTAGGCGTTGATAAGGTTAATTTAAAAAGATTACAAGAACTAAATGCTAATATTAGTACTTATAAAATAATCAAGGCATTCTATGAAGAAAAAATAAAGTTAACAGATGAAGAACTTAAAACGATAATGGAAAAGAGAATTTATTGGCAACAACTTTTATTTATATTAAAAGAAATAAATAAAACTCCAAGTAAGCTTATAAAATACATTGATAAATTACATGGAGAATTTGATGATAGGTTGAGAGATTATGCAGACTATATAAATAATGCGGTTAAATTAAAATATGATTTAACTAAAGATATTGTTATATTCCCTAGAAATTTTGATGAGGCTCATGACATAGCAGCAGATTTAATTATTAAGTTAGAACAAAATAAAAATTATGTTGGATTTATGGAGCATTATAAAAATTTAGGAGAGGAATATAATTACGAATCAGAAAAATATATAATTATAAAACCACAAAAGCCTATAGATTTAATAAAAGAGGGACAAGCATTAAATCATTGTGTAGGAAGTTATATAAAAAGTGTGGCTAATAACAAAACAACTATATTATTCGTTAGGGAGAAGGAGAATATTGATAAACCTTTCTATACATTGGAAATAACAAAAGATAAACTGATTCAATGCAGAACCAAAAGAAATGAAAGTTATAAAGAAAATAAAGAAGTTAAAGAGTTTGTTGATAAATATATAAAGAATATTAAAGTAAGTAGACTCAAAATTGCAGTTTAAAAAACAGGAGATGATTTTATGAGAGAAATGAAATTAGTTAGAGGGGAAGTTACAATTACAATACAAGTTGCTACTTTAGTTGATAGAGAACTAGATGAAGAAGAAGTTTCAGATGTTATATCTGAACTAGCTAATAATGAAACTGTTGATATTGATAGTGATGTGGAACTTTTTGATATAACTAATATAAATCTTAATGAAAAACTTAGTGAAATATATGAAAATGAATCTTTAGATTGTGATGATTGGCAAGAGCTATTAAAAAAAGCTGATAAGGAAGAAGATGAAATAATAGAAATACTACCAGGACAAATAGGATTTAATATTTAAGGAGGAACCATGGACAAGGTATTATTTAAAAAGACAGAAAACTTACTTAGAAATTACAATACATTAGAAACAGAAATAAAACTAATAGAAGCAGAAATTAAAGATATTCAAGAATCTTATACTGGTTGTGGAGCTATAGGTTATAATGAAAAGAGTGGCCCAACAAACAAGTTTAGCAGCATGGTTGAAGATGAAGTAATAAGGAAAGAAAAAGATTTATTCTATCTTAAGAGAGATTTAGATTATAAGGTTAGATTAAAGAGAAGAATAGATTTGGCTATACAAACTCTTAGAACAAAAGAGGAGAAGGATTTAATTAGGTTAAGATATATAAATCAACCTAATGTTAGTTGGGGAACAGTTGCTAGACATTTAAAATATAATAAGGATTATTGCAGGAAGGAATTAAGACCTAAGGTTATAAAGCAAATTGCAGATTTTGTATTCTATAATCCAGGAGTTCAAGAAAGGTTTATTATATAAATATACCCCCTATTTATACCCGTTTAATACCCACCATATACCCACTTTTATATGTTATTATGTAATTGTGGATAGGGTAAAGCGTTCATTGATGATCCTCCTGGATGTAAATTAAAATTTAACTAACGGAAAGCAAGGTGTAAAAGCCTTGCACATGGAAGGAAGAGTATTAATAAAGGTGCAACTCCTTTACCTTCCTAAATAATACACGTTCCTCTTAAGTTTATTTTATTATACAAACCCTTAGCAGGATTAAGTTCCTGCACATGGAAAGTTACTCAAGTTGGTTAAGAGGGCAGATTGCTAATCTGTTAGTAGGCTTTAGGTCTAGCAAGAGTTCAAATCTCTTACTTTCCTCCAATCTAGTCGTTTGCCTCGGCTATCTTAGAGAAAAACTAAGGATAGGTTTTGACGGTTCCTTAAATACTGTTAGGCAAAATAGAATAATATTCCCTTTGGTAAAGCATCTCACAATAGCAGGGGTTATAAAGTGATGATGTGTTTTAAGAACCTAGTTTATGCTAGGTTCTTTTTTGTTCTAATAAAATATGGTATAATTTTGTTAAAATATAACTATTTGGAGGAGATACTTATGGGAAGAAAACTTAATGTACGTGAAAATGCTGATAATATGCATAATATAATGGAATTTACTGAAGGTGAATATAATATATATGTTAATATATCTGTATATAAAAATCGTGAAAGAATAAAATATATTAGAAACGAAAAAATATATATATCTAATATGCCTGATTATTATAACTTAAATATTACTTGGGAAGATTTCGGAATGAGGAATTATAAAAAATTAGGGCTATATGGATATTATTCAACTGGATATAATAAATTCATATATTCAGAGGCGGGAGATTGCTTAACTATTGAAACTTCTGATGGTATAAATATCGTTTTAGATAAAGCTTAATTAAAAATAATAATAACTAATCTTTAAAAATATTTATTAAAGAGTTCTTAAGATGAGAGCTCTTTTTATTTTACAAAACAAACGAATAGGTGAGGTGGTGATATGGCTAGAGCAAGAAGTCCAAACAGAGATAAAGCATTTGAGATATACAAGGATTATGATGGAAATATCACTAATAGAGAAATTGCTGATATGTTAGATGAAAATGAAAAGACAATAAGCAATTGGAAGTGTAGAGATAAATGGAATGTAGTACTACAAAAAAATGAATGTAGTACTACAAATAAAAAAGTACAAAAAAATACTGGTAAGAATATAAAGAAAGAGCCTATTGCAGAAGAGGTAAAAGAGGTATTAGGAAATACTGAACTTACTGATAAGCAAAGGCTTTTTTGTATTTATTATATAAACTGTTTTAATGCTGCAAAAGCTTATAAAAAAGCTTATGAATGTAGTTATGAATCAGCACTATCTAATGGGTACAGATTGATGGAAAATGATAGTATCAGAAAAGAAATCGAAAATCTTAAAAGGCATAAGCTTAATAGAGCTATGATAAGCGAAGAAGATATATTTCAGAGATACTTAGACATTGCTTATGCTAATATTGGCGATTATTTAAAGTTTGGTAGAAAGAGAAAAAACAAATGGACTAAAAATAAAGATGGAGAGTTCATAGCAGTAATTGATCCTGATACAGGACAGCAAGATTTCTATGAGTATAACTTTATTGAACTCAATGAGAGTAGCGATGTAGATACATCTTTATTAAGTGAAGTTAAAGAGGGTAAAGATGGAATAAGTGTTAAGTTAAAAGATGGAATGAAAGCATTAGATTGGTTAACAAAACATATGAATATAGCTACTGATAGGCAGAAAGCAGAACTTGAAGTATTAAAATCAAGAATAGTTAAAGATGATGCTAAGAATAATACTAATTCTACAGCTAAGTTAGATTCTATATTAGGACAAATTAAGGAAAGAAATAAAAATGAGTAATGAATATAAGTTATCAGATAAGTATTTAGACTTTTTAGAGCATAGAGCACCAGTAGAGGCATTGGAGGGAACAACCGCGGCAGGGAAAACTACAGTAGGAATACTAAAGTTTATGCTAATGGTTGCAGAATCTCCTAAGAAAATGCATGTTATTGCTGCTAAAACAACTGGTGTTGCTGAAAAGAACTTAATACAAAAGGAATATGGAATTACTGATGTATTTGGCGATTTAGTCAAATATAATGGTAATGGTGATAAAGATAATAAAATACCTCACATAAGATATGTAACTCCTAATGGTGAGAAAATAATATACATACTAGGTTATGATAACGTAGATAAATGGAAGATGGCCTTAGGTTCTCAATTTGGATGTGTACTCATAGATGAGGTTAATACAGCTAGTATTGAGTTTGTAAGAGAAATATGTACTAGAAATGATTATCTTATGATGACACTTAATCCAGATGATCCTAACTTACCTATATATTCAGAATTTATTAATTGTTGTAGACCATTAGAAAAATATAAGAAAGATGTACCAGTAGAAATATTAGGGCAACTCAATTCAGAAGAGAAACCTAATTGGACCTACTGGTTTTTTACTTTCTATGATAATGCATCTTTAGATGAAGAGGCTATTGAAAAGAAAAAGACGAGTGCTCCTAAAGGAACTAAGTTATATAAGAATAAGATATTAGGTTTAAGAGGAAGAGCAACAGGTTTAATATTTAGTAACTTTGAAAGAAAGAATAATGTATTACCTAAAGAGTATGTTATTAAACAAATAAAAGAAAAGAAATTAAAGTTTGTTCAATTTACAGCAGGATTAGATACAGCATATTCTCAAAATAGTCCTGATACTTTTGCATTTACTTTCTTAGGTATTACAGATAAGAAAGAGTTAGTAATATTAGATGAAGAGGTATATAACAATAAAGACTTAGAAACTCCATTAGCTCCTAGTGATATAGCTCCTAAATATTTTAAGTTCTTAGAAAAGAATAGAAAGGAATGGGGATTTGCTAGAGATGTATTTGTAGATTCAGCAGACCAAGCAACTATAATGGAGCTTAAGAAGTTTAAAAGAACTAATCCATGTATGTATAACTTTATTAACTCTTATAAGAAAGTAACTATATTAGATAGAATACATTTAGCTTTAGGTTGGATTAATACCAATGGTAAAGTATTTTATTATGTTTTAGAGAGTTGTAAGGAGCATATAAGAGAGTTAGAGTGTTATAGTTGGAAAGAGGATAAATATGAGCCAGAGGATGCGAATGACCATACAATTAACTCTAGTCAGTATGCATGGATACCTTTTAGAAAATTAATAGGAGATTATAAGGAGGAATAGAAATGGGGTGGTTTAAGAGTATGTTAACTAAAGCAGCAATTAAATATTTAAATGTTCAACCAGCATTAACTAATCCTATTACTATACAAGAAGCTTATACATTTGAAACTAATGTAATTAGAAATAAGCTTTGGTATAGGGGAGAACCATATGAACTGGACCAATTCTTTAAGAATATATCAAGTGATCCAGTAAATAAAGCTAGGTTTTGGAGTGCTGTTCCAAGTGAGGATTTAAGTATAAGAAAAATACATAGTGGATTACCTGCAATGATAGCCGATAAGCTAAGTGATATAGTTGTAGCTGACTTAGATAGTATAGAGGTTACTGGAGAGGTTGATAATACATTATGGGAAGAAATAAGAAAAGATAATAAGTTTGATGATATGTTAGGTGATATAATTGCTACTACATTAGTTAGTGGTGATGGAGCTTTTAAACTATCTATAGATACAGAGATAAGCAAATATCCAATAATAGAGTTTTTCGATGGTGATAAAGTTGAATATATAACTCAAAGAGGAAGATTAAAAGAAATAAAGTTCTATACTTTTTATACTAAAAATAATAGAACATATAAACTAAGTGAAACTTATGGAAAAGGATATATTAATTATAATTTATATGATAGTAATGGTAATGAGGTTTCTTTAAATACGCTTGATGAAACTAGAGAACTTGCAGATGTAACATATAAAGATGATTTTATAATGGGATTACCATTAATGTTTTTTAAATCTCCTAAATTCGAGGGAAGAGGTAAGAGTATATTTGATAATAAATCAGATGCCTTTGATGCATTAGATGAAGTTATAAGTCAATGGATAGATGCCATAAGAGATGGAAGGGTTCAAAAATATATACCTCAAGATTTGTTACCATATAACTCTAGTACTGGAGAGGTTTTAAAGCCTAATCCTTTTGATAATAAGTTTATAGCAATTGGGGCAAATAAAGAAGAAAATGCAAAAAATGAAATAGAAATGAAACAAGCTGAAATAAGATATGAGGCTTATGTTGAAAGCTATTCTAATGCTATTGATATGTGTCTACAAGGTATAATAAGTCCTAGCACATTAGGAATAGACCTTAAGAAAACAGATAATGCAGAAGCTCAAAGGGAGAAAGAAAAGACTACTTTATATACCAGGGGTAAATTAGTTGATATATTAACAGAAGTTATACCAGAGTTAGTGAATATAATCTTAAAGACCAATGATGCATTAAATGGAAAGAATGCTGGAGAATATGAAGTAAGTATTGCATTTGGAGAATATGCAAGTCCATCATTTGATGCAGTAGTAGAAACTGTAGGAAAAGCCAAAACATATGGAGTAATGTCTATAGAGCAATGTATTGAGGAAATGTATGGAGATACATGGACAGATGAAGAAAAGGAAGAAGAGATACAAAGAATAAAGGAACAGAATGGTTATTTAGAGGCAGAAGAGCCTACGACGATAGATGATTTAGAAATAAATAATGGTGTAACAAATGAATAAGGACAAAAATAAACCAAGTAAACTTAGTGATATATTATCTAATTTACCTACTATAGATAATTTAAATAAAGATAGTTCTGATAATAAGCCATATGACATAAGAAAGATATTTGAGGAAATGGAACTTGCTTTAATATCTTCTATGCATAAGGCTTTTTATTTTCATCAAATACAACAGAGTAAAGAAGGATTTCAATGGGAACAATGGCAGCTTACTAAACTTAGAGAACTTGAAAAGTATAGGAAGAAAAATAAGAAACTAGTTGAAGAGTATAATAAGCCTATTCAAGAAGCTATAAATAGAGAAATTCAAGGAAAATTCATTCAAGCTCAAGAGCGTTTTGATAAGTTAATAGATGAAATAAAGATACAGTTTCCAGAGGATATAAAAGAACCTCAAACAGTTAGAGAATATATTGCTAAAGAATTGGGGAAAAAGGCTACTCCACAAGTTGAAGAAAACTTCTTTGGTGTCAATGAAAAGAAACTTAATGCATTACAAGAAACTGTTACAAATGATTTAAAAAAGGCTCAAATGTCAGTTTTAAGAAAGATGGATGATGTATATAGGCAAACTATATTTAAAACTCATGTGTACTTACAAAGTGGTGCTAAGACTATTAATCAAGCTATAGATATGGCTACTAAGGATTTTCTTGAGAAAGGTATAAATAGTATAACTTATAAAGATGGTAAACAAGTTAATATTTCTAGTTATGCAGAGATGTGCTTAAGAACAGCAAGTCAAAGAGCTACATTTTTAGGTGAAGGTAAAAAGCGTGATGAATATGGAATACATTTAGTAGTTGTTACGGCTCATGCTAATACTTGTAAAATGTGTGAGCCATGGCAAGGAAAAGTATTAATTGATGATGTGTTTTCGAATGGGGGTGATATGGAGCAAAAGGACTATACTTTATTATCAAAAGCTATAACAGCAGGATTGCTCCATCCCTAACTGTAGGCATACATTAGCAATTTACTTCCCTGGTATAACAAGACTTCCAGTAGTTCCTAATGGCGAAGATGCTATTAAGCTTTATGAAGCTGAACAGAAACAAAGATACTATGAAAGACAATTAAGAAAATGGAAGAGGTTTAAGGTAGGTACTTGTGATGAAGAAAACAAAGAGATAGCAAGTAAAAAGGTTAAAGAGTTAGAAAAAACTTTAAAGAACCATTTGGAAAATAATAGAGAGCTTAGAAGAAATCATTATAGAGAAAGAATCTAATGGAGGTATTTTATATGGCTACAATAACTTAAGTTACACTTATAATTTGTGTTACAATAATTTTATTGCTGATTATAAATGAAATAGGTGAGTATTTTAAGAAAAATAAGGAGGAGTAAATATGAAATTTGGATTAGCATTAAAAGCTATGAAAGAAGGTAAAAAAGTAAAACTTCCAGAGTGGAAAGGATATTGGATTTGGGATAATGAAAAAGAATCTATATTCATGCATTGTAAGGATGGAAAAGTGTTAGATATTAGGGAAACTCAAGATGTTTATTTTACATTCTCTAACGTTGCTAGAGAAGATTGGGAGGTTGTTGAATAATGAATGAAAAAGAATTTTTAGGATGGTGTAGGCAAGAAATATGTGACTATACTAATAAGCATTTAGATAAGACAGATAAAAAAGAAATTACAACAGATGATGTGTTTGTTGTATGGAGCTGTAAAACACTTCAAAACAATAAAGCTCTATTAAGTACCACTTTATTTGATGGAATGTATTACGAGTGTACTTATAATGGAGATAAGAAGGAAATGTATGTTGATGCATATAAGAAATGGGAAAACTATAAAGTAATTAAGTCTTAGAAATAAGGCTTTTTTATTTTGTCCAAAACTTGCTTAAGACCTTAAACTGTGCATGGAATTAACAGCCGACAGGCTATAAATGGAGGTATTTATGTCTATATCAAATTTTAATTTAAGAAAAAGATTAGGTATGAAATTAGCTCAAGATGATGGAGCAGGTAATGGAGGAGCAGGTTCAGAAACTAATCTAACTGATGGTGCAGGTGGAGAAGGTGAGGGAACAGAAACTAATCCAACAGAAGAAAAGACTTTTACTCAAGAAGAAGTAAATAGGATGATTAAGGATAGGGTGGCGAGAGAGAAGAAAGGCCAACTATCTAAAGAAGAACTTAAGGCTTATCAAGAGTGGAAAGAAAGCCAAAAGACAGAGGCTCAAAAGCAAAGTGAGGCTTTGACTAATGCAGAGAAGGCCAAACAGGATGCAGAAGAGAGAGCTAATACTCTTGAAGCTAAAGTAACTTGCTTATCTAAAGGTGTTTTAGCTGATAACGTTGATGATGTTGTTATATTAGCCAAAGCTATGGTAAGTGATGATGTTACTATGGATCAAGCAGTAGATAAAGTTTTAGAAAAATATCCAAGCTTTAAAGGAGTGCAGCAACAAGATGAAAACAAAGGCTTTAAAATAGGTGCTGATGGCGGAAAACAAAAAGGAAATGTTGAAGATGCACTAGCAAGAGCCTTTGGAAATAAATAATAAAAAGATTAGGAGTGATATAAATGGCAGTATATAGTTATGCTGAACAATTTGAAAGAGAATTACAACAAAAGTATGCTAGAGAATTAACTTCTTATGATTTAGAGCAATCTAATCCACAAGTTAAATTCATTAATGCACAAACTATTAAATTACCTAATATAACAGTAAGTGGATATAAGGATCACAATAGAGGTAATATGGGTTTCAATACAGGAACAATATCTAATGAATGGGAACCAAAAAAATTAGCTCATGACAGAGATATAGAATTTGCTTTAGATCCTATGGATATAGATGAAACTAATTTAACTTTAGAAGTGGCAAATGTTCAAAACGTATTTGAAACAGAACAAGCTATTCCAGAGAGAGATTCTTATAGATACTCTAAGCTTTATGCAGAGGCTAAAACATATAAATCAAATGGAGCTGTTATAGACAATACAACTTTAACTACAGAAAATGTATTAGATTGGTTTGATGAAAAGATGGAGAAAATGGATGATGAGGGAGTACCAGCAGAAGGAAGAATCCTTTATGTTACACCAGCAGTGAACAAAATAATTAAGAATGCACAAAATATCCAAAGAAGCTTAGATGTTAATAGTAATAATGGAAAGATAGATAGAAGAGTATATTCTTTAGATGATGTTACAATCAAAAAAGTACCATCATCAAGAATGAAAACAAAGTATGATTTCACTAATGGATGTGTTCCAGCAGGTGATGCAAAACAAATCAATATGATCCTTATACATCCATCTTGCCAAGTAACTAGAAGTAAATATGCTTATATGAAGTTGTTTACTCCTGGTACTGATTCAAGAACAGCTGATAAATATGTGTATCAGACTAGGGAGTATGGAGATACTTTCTTAATAAAAAATAAAGCATGTGGTATAGCTATTAATGCAGAGGTAGAGGGCTAGAAAGGAGTAATAATATATGAAGGCTATTAAAGAAAATAAAGTTTATACAATAACTGAATCTGAACAGAACTTTTATAAACAACAAGGATATGACATAGTTAATGATGAAGGGGAAGTTATAGAACGTGGAGCAGGGAAATCTATTTCTTATGAGGAATATATAAAGTTAAAAGATGAATTAGATCCATTAAAAGATGAAAACTATACTTTAAAGCAAGAAAATGAGAAATTAAAAGAAGAAAATAAAAAGCTTAAAGCAGAAAATAAAGAGTTAAAGAAGTCTTAGTTAAGGCTTCTTTTTCTTTATAAGGATGTGAGTATATGTCTTATGTAGATATTTCATATTATAAAGATAATTTCAAAGGTAATATCATTAATGATGATACTTTAGAAAATAGATTAGAAAGAGCAGCGGATCAAATAGATGTTTTAACCTATAACAGAATAATAGGAATAGGATTTGAAAATTTATCTCCATTTCAACAAGATAAAATAAAAAAAGCAGTTTGTTTACAAGCTGAATTTATAGAGCAATATGGTGAGTTTATTAATATGCCTTTAAGTGGATTTTCAGCTGGTAGTACTTCGGTATCTTTTAATGGAAGTATTGTAAATGGAATAACAACCACACAGGAAGTTATTAATTATATATCTCAAACTGGTTTAAATAGTAGGAGGCTCTAAACTATGGGAATTAAATTACCATTTCCTAAATGGCTTTTAAAAACACCAGTAGAGGTTTACCATACTTATATGAATGAGGATGGTGAACCAGTAGAAGAGTTAATTTATAAAGGATTAAGTATATATAATGAAAAGGGAAAGAATACTCTCGATGCAGAGCGTAGACTTGTAACTTTAAGTGGTACCGTAACAATTGAAGGTGATATTTATCCTAATAAATTAATTGAAGGATATATAAAGGTTGGAGATGTTAAAAAAGATATTTATAAGTCATCAAGGCCACGTAATCCAGATGGAAGTGTATTTTCTACTGAATTGGAGCTTATCTAATGAAGGCTAAAGTAACAATAAAATTAGATAGAACTAAGATAAACACTTTAATAAATGCTAGAAATAAAGCTTTAGAGGAAACTACAGAGGCCATATTAAGTGATATTAAGACAAGTGCTGTAGTTCCTAAGGAGAGTGGAGAATTAGAAAGAAGTGGTTTTGTTGATTTATCGAAGTTAGATGATGGAATAGCATCTATAATTTTTGACACACCATATGCTAGAAGATTATATTGGCATCCAGAGTATAACTTTAGGCAAGACAAAAACATAAATGCACAAGGTAAATGGATGCAATCTTATATTGATGGAGATAATAAAGAATTTGTAACAGATACTTATTTTAAATTCTTAAAAATGTTTAGCAAAGGATTGATTAAATAATGTTGCTAAGTGAAGTAAGAGAGTATTTAAAAAGTAAAATAGAATGCCCTCAATGGTATATAGGAAAGATAGATGCAACTAAAGAGAAATGTATAGGTATCTATAGCATAAGAGGGCCAAGAAATCATATAGCCTTAGGTGGATTAGAAAATACAAGCTATTCTACTAAGGCTATTTCTATACTAATACATTGGGGAAAGAACGCTAATATAGCAGAACAAAAAGCTCAAGACGTATTTAATGTTTTATTTGGACAAGATGCTGTTATAGGTGGAAAAAGAGTTATAGATTTTAAAATGATAACTACTGAACCTATAGGAGTTGGAACAGATAAAAATAACATATATGAATATGTAATAGAAGTAAATATAATACATGAAAGGTAGTGAATAATTATGGCATTTACAGGAGTTTTTCCAGTATATAATCTTAAATTTAAGATAGGAACAAAAGGAAAAGCAAGTCAATCTCAAGATATGCAGACTATAGCTGATATGGAGAACTTTGGTATAAAGATTGATGGTAAGGTAGAAGATTGGACACCAATGGATACAGCAGGTTGGGCAAGAAGTTTAATGACAGGAAAGAGTTTCTCTATATCTTTAAAAGGTAAAAGACATGTTGGCGATGCTGGAAATGATTATGTTGCAGCAACTGCATGGAAGGATGGATTAGATTGTAGTACAAAAGGAGAAATGGAGTTCCCAGATGGGTCTAAACTTACATTTAATTGTGTAATTGATATTAAAAATGTAGGTGGAGATGATAGTACAAAGGTTGCTCCATTAGAATTTGACTTAAAAGGTGACGGAAAACCAGAATATACAGAAGCACCATCAAGCTTAGGACATTAGGAGGTATAAACAATGGCAAAAGTATATGACATAATGAATAAGTTAGTTAATGTAAAACCAACAGTAAAGATAGATGAAGATCACGAATATAAAATTAATAATACGAAGAATAATGCTATATATATTCAATCATTAGTTAAAGAAAATAAGAAAAAAGATGATAAAAAACAGGATGAGATAGAGCTTATTAATAAAATAATAAAAGCTTCCCTAGGTAAAGAAGCTTTTGAATATATAGATAGTAAAGGTGATGAGTGGAGCATGTCAGCATATAATGCAATAATAAATGTAATAATGGCTGCTATATCTAATGTTGAATTAGAAGAAATTGAAGAAATGAGTGAGAAAGAGGCAAAGCGATTTCAAGAAAGTAAAGAATAATCAATGGTATGATTTATTTGAAGATTGGGAGCTTATAGAAGCTTCTTTTACAGCTCAATATGGAATTAGATTAAGAACTGAAACTAATATGACTTGGGATGAATTTTGTACATTACTTAGTGGAATAATGCCTAAAACACCACTAGGTCAAATTGTTTCAATAAGAAGTGAAGAAGATGAAAATATACTTAAGAACTTTACTGAAGAACAACATAAGATTCGCAATGAATGGAGAAGTAGACAAGTAGAGCAAATGACAGATGAAGAAAAAGAGGAACAAATAAAAGAAATACAAGAAATTCTTAAAAAGGCGTTTAGTTAAAACTAAATGTCTTTTTTATTTTAAGAAAGGTGGTGAGGTAATGGCAGATGCAGATTCAGTGGGGAAAATTGGTCTTGATTTAGAGATACAAGATGGTGATATAGGAAAACAAATAGAAAAGATGGCTAGTGCTATAGGTAGTCAAATAAGTAAGTCGCTAGAAGGAATAACAGGAAAATTTGATTTTAATTCAATAACGAAAGGAATTTCTGAATCTTTAAATAAAGGAATGAATAATATTGATGAAACTATAAAATCTAGTGTTGAGAAAAGTAAAGCTAATATTCTTAAGACAATAGAAGAAATAAAATCAAAAGCTTTAGATGCTATAAGAAGTATAATAGCTAAATCTAAAGAAATAAAAATTCCTATTCAGTTTTCTCCAGTTAGTAATATTGCAATGCCTAGTAGCAAGGTAGCAACGCAACCAATAAGTAGAAGAGGACCACCAAAAAGTAATGTTGGAGATTTAGAATCTATAAAATCTAAGATTGAAAATCTTTCTAATAGTTTAGAGATAACTAATAGATCAATAGAGCAGCAACAAGAAAAATTATCAGGATTGAAGGCTGCTTATAATTCTACGTTTAATCAAGCTAGAAAAAACAAATTACAAGAGCAAATATTAAAAACAGAAGCTGTTATAAATAAACTTATAGCTAAATCTGATGCAACAGGGTTTAAATTAGCTGATTTAGATAGGCAGTTTGAGAAATTAGGTAATTCAGCTAAGAATTCTACTTTAGGATTAAATGAAGCAAGTAATAGTATGAAGAGGCTTGAAAATAATACAAGTAGAACAAATAGAAATTTAAGAAATGCTAATAACTCTACTAGACGATATAGAGAAAATATGAATGGTGCTAGAAGTGCAACAGGGATGTTTATTGATAGTATGTTTAGGTGGGGAATAGTATTCCCTTTAGTAATGAAGGGGATAAATACTGTTGCTAGTTATATAGGAAGTGCTTTAATGACTAATGCTCAGTTTGCAAACAGTTTAGCACAAATTAGAACTAATCTTATGGTTGCATTTATGCCAATCTATCAAGCAGTTCTACCAGCACTTAATGCTCTTATGAGTGCATTAGCAACAGTAACCGCATATATTGCAGCTTTTATAAGTGCTATATTTGGTAAAACATATCAAGCTAGTTTTGGTGCTGCTAAAAGTATGAACGCTTCTATAGCTTCAATGAAGAATATGGAAAAGCAAGGTAAAAAAACATCTGGAGCAGTAGATAAAATAGGAGATTCTGCAGAAAAGACAAAAAAGAAAATACAAAGGTCCTTAGCTGGATTTGATGAAATAAATAAATTAAGTATTCCAGATGATTCTGATAAAGCTCCAAAGGCTCCAAAAGGAGGAGGCGGTGGTGGAGGAATAGATCCGATACCAATGGTTGCTCCAGATATAGATTTAAGTCCAACAAGTGTAGCAATGCAAAAAATAAATGCTATGGTAGAAAAGCTAAAAGATATTATATCTAAAATATTTCAACCTTTTAAAAATGCATGGGCAAGAGAAGGAGCTGCAACAATTGCAAGTATTAAATATGCATTACATGGAGTTTGGGATCTTATAAAAGCTATAGGTATTAGTTTTTTAGAAGTATGGACTAATGGAACGGGAGAAGAAATACTTGTAGTTATTCTACAAATTTTACAAAACATATTTAATATAGTTGGAGATATAGCAATTACATTTGCAGATGCTTGGAATGCTGGAGGAATAGGAACAGCTATAGTTCAATCTTTAGCAAATGCTCTTTTAAATGCACTTACATTAATTAAGCATATGGGAGATTCTTTAAGACAAGTTTGGGGAGAAATTGGTCCTGGATTAGCAACTACATTCATGCAAATATTAAATGCAACATCAGGAGTATTAGAAAATTTAACTCAAAAATTAATTTATGTTTGGGATAATGGAGGTAGTCATTTATTCCAGGGATTTATAAGGCTAGGAGCAAAAATATTTGAATTAGCTGGGTATATTTATACTAATTTTGTTGCTCCTATGGTTAATTGGTTTGTAAACATGATAGCTCCAGTTCTAGCTAAATTAGCAGATATATTAGGAATTGTTTTAGATGCGTTTAGCAACTTAATAAATTGGTTAATGGGTAGTGGAAAGCCAGTATTAGATACAATTATTATTGTTTTAGGAAGTCTTGGTGCTTCTATACTAATAGTTAAAGGAGCATTAACTTTATGGACAATAGCTCAAACAATTTGGACAACTGTAGCAAAAATAAGTACTATAGCAACAACATTACTAGGTGGAGCAATAGCATTTTTAACAAGTCCAATAGGAATTGCAATAGTTGCTATAACAGCAATAATAGCTAGTGGAGTAGCTTTATATAAAAATTGGGACTTTGTAAAAGCTAAAGCTATAGAAATATGGGGAAAAATAAAAGACATATTTAATAGCTTTAAAGAATGGTTAAGGAATGTTTTCCAAACAGATTGGTCAAATTGTTTTGGAGTATTAGGGAATCTATTAAATCTTTTCTTAAAAAATGTAGATAATGTTTTTCAATCTATCAAAAAAATATTTGGTGGAATAATAGACTTTGTAACCGGAGTATTTACTGGAAACTGGAGCAGAGCTTGGCATGGCGTTGTAGATATTTTCAAAGGTATAATGAGTGGATTAGGTTCTGTAATTAAAGCGCCTCTAAACTCCGTTATTGGGCTAATTAATATGGCTATAGACGGTTTAAACAAAATTAGTTTTACTACTCCAGATTGGATTCCTGGTATTGGTGGTAAGCACTTTGGAGTTAACATAGCTAAAATGCCTTATTTGGCTAAAGGCGGTATAGTAGATAAACCAACACAAGCCGTAATAGGAGAGGCTGGAACAGAGGCAGTAGTACCACTAGAAAATAATACTGGTGGATTAAATTTACTTGCTATTAAACTTTCAGAAAGAATTAATAATATGTTATTACTTTCTAATAATGCATTAAAACAACCTGATTTAACAATGTTAGGTCAAAATATTAATAGTAATGAAAAGAAGAGTATTAATGATCCAGAGTTCATAGAAAAAATAAAAGAAGTTATAATAGAAGCTATTTTAGAAGCGATGAAGAATAAAAAAGATAATAGCTATAATAATTCAGGACCTCAAGAGAGTGGTGATTTAATATTAAGAATAAAAGATACTGATTTAGGTAGAATTGCAATAGAAGCTATAAATAAAGTGAATAGACAAGCTGGAGAGCAATTATTAAATCTTTAGGAGGTGGCAACTATAGGAATTAGTATAAATGGAGTAGCAGTTGCTTCTCCAAAGAGTTTTAAGGTTAACATAATGGATTTAGATGGAGAAAATACAGGAAGAAATTTATTAGGTGTAATGC